CTTCGAGTTCTTTGTGCATGGGTAGTGGGATTTGGTAGCGCAGGTAGTCCACCATGTCCTCGTAGTACGAGTCCATCTTGTACACCATCACCTCATCTCCGTAGTCGTCGATGTCCTCCCACCCTTGCCACAGGTTGCAGAACCCGTTGTTGTAGTAGTCGTAACCGATTCGAGAGATAGAGCGGAGGGCTTCGGGCCACCCGTCCTTTGCCTCTCCCGACACGGGGATGAGTGCTTTCCATGCGGCGTTGTACTGCTCTTGGTACTTGCCTTCGTTGTCCCAATAGGTCTTGGATGTGTCTACGTTACTCATTGTCTTTTGCTTTTTCGGTTTGCCACTTGTCGTGGGCTGTTTCTACGGCAGTGTTGATGGCCCCTGCCTGCGCCCTGTCGATTGCCTGACCCTGCATACGGGACAGCTCGACGATTACTTCGATGATGTCTTTCATGTCATCCATGCACAATTAGATACTTCGTATCCGAGTTCATACAGCTTTTCTTCTACGTCGTCGGGGTAGTGACCATCGAAGGTTACGACCACGAACTGACGTGTTGAGTAGTCAAGCACTGCCACTTGGTTGTCACCAAGCCCTTGTGTGTTTACGTTTGTTGTTGCCTTATCCATTGTACTTGTCTTCGATTCGTTGTTGTGTGTCCTCACAGCAGGAGACCCATGCCTCCATGTTGATGAGGGAGATACGCCCGTCTTCACGGGACTTTTGTGCATCCTCAAGGATTTGGTCCTTGTGTGAGATGTAGTGGTCAAGACCACGCTGAAGGCAGTCGATGATGACCATCTGCACGAGTGCCCCGTGCTTGTTGTACCCCGTCATGAGGTGGCTGATGAACTCGTCGTTCGTCATGTCTTTGATGTTGTCCATTGGTTTGGAATTTGAAGTTTGAAAATGTTGTTGAGAGGTGTTGTATATATCTCTCTTCACTACGTTCAGAGAGAGATATATACTAACACTCTCTAAGTAAGGTCGAAGTTGGTGTTCTTGAAGGCTTCTTCGAGGGTAGCCTTGTTGCCCATGTCTGCCTTGAACCACGCCTCGATGAGCGCTCGTTCGAAGCTCCCGCAGTGTGTCTGTCGGAGGGAAAGTCTTTCGTGCTGTGTCATGTAGTCAGGGATTGGAGGTATTCGATTTCTTCGTCGTGGATGCGGAAGCTGAAGGCTTCCTGAAGGTCAGAGTTCCACACGCTGTCCAACCACACGCCGTGGTCGTCAGGTGAACCCTGTACGTGAGAGGCCTCAAAGCCTCGGTCTTGCAGTACCTTGACTGCGTGTTCGCATTTTTCTCGTGTCATAGGTCAATGATTACGCCCTTCTTTTCAAGGGCATCGGTGATAAATTCAGGGAGTTCAAAGCATCCATCGTACCCCGTGAGGCGTACATCTCCGTTGTCATCCCAGTACACTTCGAGGCATCCGCTTGCATAGAAGCGCTCCCCTGCTGTTTCAACGTCGTAGGTTTCGTACCACCCGCCCATTCCGTGGTTGGGGTCAACCTCGATGGTGGTGTCCATCTCCACATTCGTGGCGCGGTCGTGGTCTATGTCGTAGGCCGTGGTCATAGCTACGTGTGGTAGCGTGGTCTTGAAGTCGTGCTTGAATTTCATTCTGAAAATAGTTCGTTCTCGGTTGCTATCGCGGCTGTGGCGTGGTCATCCAAGAGGTTGATGATTTGCTGAACTGTGTCGGGGCTAACGTTGGGTGCATTTGAGATGAGAGAGGCATAGCCTTGCACATCCTTTGGCACCTTTCGTGCGGCTCGATTGAGCACAGCGAGATTCTTTCCAAAGTGGAAGTCGTTGAGGAAGAGCACCGCCGCACCGACGGGGCGTTTGAAGAAGTTGTCCATTGAGATTGGATTTGAAGTTTAACATTGAGTGGTAAGTCTCTCTAACTATACACTCTTCATAAATGAAGAGAGTGTATAGTAAGAGATACTAACATTATTGGAAGTCCCGAGTGGAGATGCCGAAGGGTCGGAGGTCGATGAAGGTGTCTTCATCGTATGCCTCGGCCACCATCGCCACACCTTCGCGGTCGTCTGCGTCGCTCATGTGCAGGTACGAGAGCACCAGTTCGTCGTGAGCAAGCCCACGGAAAGGGTTGAAGAATTTGTTGAAGTAGTTTTTCATAACTCGTTGTCTTTCAGGTTCTTACTGATTATCAAAGGGTTTCACGGACTTGATTCTGTGTCCGTCGGGCACAAGGTCGAGTGCCCGTTGCTTGGCATGGTCGAGTGACCACGCCTTGAACACGATGGCATCCCAGTCGTCGCGGTCATAGCCACGATAGTACACCATTCGGTACTCGTCGGTTGGTACCGACTTTGGGAGCCAATCGCTCGTCGTGCCCCGCTTGGGGTAGCGTTCCCATACGTTCATGTGAGCTTGATTTCGCAGTTGTTCTTGAAGTCCCAAATGGCCTCCTCCTCGCGCTCCTTACCCAAGGCCATGGCCTCTTCGCGGTCAAACACGATGTCGGAAACCTCGATGAAGGCGTAGTTGTCGTCGTTCACCCATGCACCGATTACCTGCATGGTCGTGTCGGGCTGACGCTCCATGAACTCAATCAGGAGTTCCATCGTGTAGCGGAAAGCGTTGTAAGACAACAAGTTGTTGTCCACACATTCGACGGAATCCGCCGCGCCGCCCACTGCATACGCCTCCCGTGTGGGGTTGTAGCCGTTGAGGTCTTTGTCAACGGAGAATCCGTTGCCGCTCTGCACGTTCATGTAGCGCAGAAGCATAAGGTCATTTGTCATCGTAGATGGTTTTTGAAGTTTGACATAGACACCACTTCGTGGTGTTTCGCGCATTCGGCGCTCATCAGTATGCCTGAGAGTTGATATTACATATCAACCAAGTCTTCCAAGGTCATCTGCTCAAGGCAGGTGAGTTCGTCCCACGCCGTGGTCGCACGGATGTGGTCGAAGGAAAGATGGCTTTCGAGGATGTCCTCGATGAGCTGACGGCGGAGGGCGTTGAGCCTGTGGTCTGCTGGAGTAAGCATAGGTATTGAATTGAAGTTTGAAAAAAATTGTTGTCTAAGAGTGTCTTGTATATCTCTCTCTTCACTACGTTCAGAGAGAGAGATATACTAAGACTCTCTAAAGGGTTAGCCGATGGAGCAACCGCTCCCAATGGCAAGCAAGCTTGGGGAGATGGCCATCTTCACAGCGCCCGCTGTTGCGTCATGCAGGAGGTCTTTCAGACCTTGCAAGTCCCACAGCATTCGGAGTTTGTCGCCGTCTTCTTCGTTATCAACGAAGGAGTCAAGAAAAGCGACAGCTTCGCTGAAGGTCTCGGAGTCGAGCGTCGCGTCCTGCGGGTAGGAAATGGTGATTTGGCTGATGTCTTCGACATCAAGGTCAGAAACTAGGTAGTTCATTTTCAATGAATTAAGGGTTAACAATTAAACTAATCCTAAAGGATTAGAAGGGAAGACCATCGTATCCAACTTCGTTGGAGGGAGAAGGCTGAGTCGTAGACTCCATGTGCACAGCGAGCACTGCGGTGAGAGCCTCAATCTTAGCTTCTAAGGAAGCTACCTTGTCGGCAGTGTCGGCCTGAGCTTTCAGCTCAGCTTTCTTTGCTGCTCTCTGAGCAGCACCAGTAGCTTCGCTAACTGCTTTGGCTGATGCCGCAGCTTCCTTAACGGAAGCTGTCTTAGCCTTCTTCGAAGGCTTGATTGGACCAACTTCGTTGGTCTTGAGTGCCGCTCTGTCTTGGCGGTCTGCCACCTTCTGTGAAGGTGTTCTCTTCGTCGTCTTACGACGACGCTTCTTCGACTTAGCCTTCTTCGAAGGCTTGTCCTTGACCTCCTCCAAGGAGGTCACGATGTCCAAGGCTTCTTGCAAAGCCTTGATTGCGGCGGCCTTGCGGTCTGCGGTTGGACGGAAGAGGGCTTGGTTGACCGCTTTCTTGCAGTCTGAGAATTGGAAGTTTGACATGATATAATGTATTAAATGAAACTCATAGAGTTTCGTTTCATTTAATACATATATCAGTGGTTCGGCCTAACTACTCTAACTAGTTAGAGTAAAGGTCGCGGTACCAACGGCCAACTAGTTGGCTCCCAGGGTACTGCGCCTCTGCATTGGCAAAATTCAGAATACAAGTATTCTGCCGTTTGAAATTGCAATAACAAACCGAAACAACTGCAACACAGAGTGTTGATATACCAACAGCAAAACCCCATTGAAGGGGAGATGTTCTTAGAGTCTTACTCTAAGTGGGGTATTGTCCTCTCCTTCGGAGCAACGCCTTGCGCTGAGTTAGCTCAACCAGTGGTTGAGTTAACCGAGGCTAACTGACTGAAAGTCAGGCAAAAAGCTAGAAGTTGTAGCAAAAACTGCAACAAGTTGCAGGGGGGAGGTCGTGGCAATCCGTTTCGGATTGCGTTTGCGCGCGCCTGTGTATATATATAATCCCCACGATGAACATAACTCACCCCTTTTTTCGACGGATCTCGATTCAGTCCTAAATTTGTCTTTATGCAGAACAAAAAATCTAACTATCTCATTATCAATACCGTAAGCGACGTTACATGAACAGTCACTTGACGGTTGACTTTTCAAAAATTGTTTTATAACTTCGCGATGTTATTGTGATCGAGACAAAATGGCCTCATTACTGTTGAATGAGAGAAAGGAAAGAATCGGTATATTTGTTTTAGACACAAGGATAGCTGTATGTTCACGAGAAAGCGCAACCCACAGGGTTATCAGGTAAGAAAAACAAGGGTTCAGGACCCTATGTCATACTTTGCACAGAACGGAATGAAAAATCCGCCTGACGAAGTCAACCCACTAGACTATTTGCAACCTGAAATGTCTCCTTTTATAAGAGGTCAGAAAGAGGCGGCATATTTCAACTCAGATTACAACGATCTGATGTACTCTTTGGCGGAGTTGCAGAAAAAATTGGACAAGGGGGAGGAGATGACGCCGAGGGGGGCGGGTCAGGTCGGCATGCAGGTCGTTAAACAGACCCCTCAATCGAACTATCTAACCGCCTCAGACATTGCAGCGCTTGCTGATGCCCGTGCGGGTGAGGATGCGGTCATGGGATTTGATGATTTGATGAGTCAGATTGCCTATGGGGAGAGTAGAAACCGAAACATCTATCAAGATGCACCAAAGCTGAGACAAAGCCGCAAGGCTCAGGGGGAGTATCAGATGGAAGCAGCAGCCAGAGAGGAGGCAAATAACCATCTTGCCGCGATTGCAAGGTCCACAGGCAAAGACTTTGTCCCGTTCACGGACGACCAGCTCTCTGATATCGTAAACAATCTTAGCAAAGATCAAAGGGACATGCTTGCATACGCATACATGTATGGCCCAGAAGATGTAAAAACAGCTGATGCTCTTACTGGTAGGGTGGAAGTTCCTCAGTTCTGGATGCAAAACTGGAATAAGGGTCGTGTTGACAGGTCAGAAGAGTTTGGTGAGAGGCTAAAAGACTACCCAGGACGCTAATTGCAAATAGTCTATATTTGCAGTCATGGCAGATCTGACACTAACCATCACAGAAGCGGTCACCCTGAACGGGACATCCCACGGGGCAACCAACACTCAGACCATCACTGGCGTAACTGACGTCTTGCATAGAATTGTAGATGTACCGACTTCAGGGTATATCGACCTAGTGAACTTCGCTTCAGCCGCTTCTGGAGTGGCCATTGCTGACTCCACGGCCAAGCACATTAGAATTACCAATCTCGACGCAACAAATTTCATCACGCTTCGCGTGAGGGAAACAAGTGTTCAGGAGTACTTTGTTAAGATTGAAGCCAAAGACTCATTTGTTCTTGGTAATTCAGTTGGCGATGCCAACGATGCAGGAACGGGTGCTGCCGTATCATTTACAAACATCGACGAAATCGAAGCCCTTGCTGATACCGCATCATGTGAGGTTGAAATCTTTATAGCAAGCTGATATGAACAAGGGACTCAAGGCTCTCAAAAAGGCAAGCCCAGAAGCCTATGCAAAAATCATGGGCATGGACAAGAAGGAGTTAGGCGAAATGGCTGACAAGGGATTGAAGATCCTTAAGCAATACTTTTCTGGCGGTGTTGTTCCTCACGCAGCGTACACCCCCATCGGCATGCAGGCTCAACAAAGAGCTGGTATGCAGAACTTCGTGACAGCTGCTGCCAACGCTGAGATCGACAGAGAAAGAAAAAAGAAAAAGGGCAAAAAGGAGCCCATGGAGGAAATGACTCCAATGAAGCCCGAAATCATCGCTCAGAACGTTGAACCCAAAACAATTATGGGAGGCGGAAGCGGAATGGGGATGAAGCAAGCAGAAGACCTCATGATTAAAGACATTCCTATGCCAATGGCTATGGGTGGCATGAAGGTGATGAGGGGAACGGGTGGCAAGAATATGTACGCTGATGATGGAACAAAGATGCCGAAAGAGTTGGTGGAGTACTTTGAAAGAAAAAAAGCAGAGTACGGGATGAAGGTCATGGGTGATGGAGGTAAATACTACTCTCACGGTGGTTCTCACTCTGGGGAAGATGAAGTCCCTGAGCTCAGCTCTCAAGATGCTCTTGCAATTTTTGCGGCCCAAAACCCTGGAAGGGAGGTTAGAGGATCTACGGGAGACACTGCTAGGAGTCTTTTTGACGGAATGGGTAGCACCACAGCAATTTCTTCTACGGCCACTCCGATTACAGGATTCGTAGATCCCAGGGGAGATGTAGCTCCTCGGGAAATCCCTGTTGTGGTTAAACCCGAAGGTCTTTCTCCTGTGCGTCGTCGAGGACCAGCCAATCTTGAGCAGTCAATCCCCCCAAGAGAGCTCATGGGTGGAGTAAGAGAGATTCAAACCCCAGAGGGACCAAGAAGAGTGTATAGCTTTAGTCCTGTCGGTGGCTATGGAATGACTCCAGAGTCAGGTAACGTAGCTGGTTCGGGATCGTCAGGAGCTAATTTTGATGAGTCCAAGAGATATATCCCAGGAGGTCTTCGTGCAAGCGTAACTGACTCTAGACCTCAATCGGGATACAATGCTCTCAATCTAAGGCTTGATGATTTTTATCTCCCAGGCGCCACTGGTGTGCGTGATTTTGATACCAGTCCATTTGGTGTAAGAACACTGCCCAGCGGAAGGCAGGAAGTTAATATGGGCGCATCAGCACTTGACAATGCTGGAAAGCTCAACATTACAGACATTTACGATATCTACGGAGAGGATGCCTATATGAGTGCCCTTGGGTCGCTTCAAGAGGCGGGCGTTGATCTTGATCAGTTTGACCTTCCTGTGTTTTTTGACAGGCCATCTAGATATGGTTCCCAGGGTTCGAGCAAATCTTTGGGCGAAACCTACACCCCTACTCAGGGAGACATATTGAAGTCACGGGCCAGCAGAAGCACGGATGGAAGAGTTGTTTCTGGAACAGGAAGACTTGGAGATCCTGCACTCATGGGAGGCACTGGAAAAAGAGCAAAGCAAGGAACAGACGCGGTCGCTCGCTCAGGAAGAGAACTCCTTGATTATTTCGCACGTCAGGCTCAATTCGCAAAGGAAAGATACGGACCTAACAGTCCAGAAGCCAAAGAAGTTGAAGACCTTATTGCTCAAAACCTAGGCGATGGAGGAAGGCTGTATATGCAGGGGGGCAAGATGTACGGAATGGGCGGCATGCGACCCATAAAGAATTACGGACACGGAGGCAAAAACTGCTGAAAATAAAAAAAGGGGCTCACGCCCCTTTTTCTTTCTATCTACATATCCTATCAATCCCGTTCCCACGGCATTGGAGAATTCAAGTGATTGATTGCAATCATAACATCCAGGGCCTGAGCTGAGTTGTATCGCTGTTCCAAACGATTTTGCTTTGAGGCTGCGTCATCCATAAAAAGGAATCCTACTGCTACGAGTGCGGCTGCTGCAATAGTAAATTTCATTGTGTAAGGTATTAAGGGATTAAACTGAATTTCGTAAATTTGAGCTGCTTGCTGATCTCATTGTACGGAGAAAAATCAATTCCGTGCAAGTTTTAGATCTTAAAAATTCGTTAATCGACATGCAACTATCTAAGAACCTAACACTTAAGGAGTGTACAAAAAGCACTACCGCTTCAAGGTTGGGAATCAATAATACTCCAGACGATGAATGGATCATCCAAAATCTCAAGGAAATTGCAGAACATGTATTTCAACCTCTTAGGGAAGCTTTCGGGTGCCCTATATACGTGTCGTCAGGCTATCGTGGACCTGAGCTCAACCGTGCTATCGGCGGCTCGCTTCGTAGTCAACACATGGAAGGGAGAGCACTCGACCTTGATGCAGACGTATACGGAAAGTGTACAAACTCTGAAATCTTCGAGTGGATACGAGAAAACGTTGAGTTTGATCAGATGGTGTGGGAATTTGGTGATTCAGATAATCCTGATTGGGTTCACGTCAGTTATGTGCATGATGGCGTTAATCGTGGTCGGTGCCTCAAAGCTTGTCGTGACGATGAGGGAAAGGTTTACTACGAAGTAATGTTTAAGGCGCTCTGATATGCTAGGACTAGGAAACACACTCACTGCCTCGAATCCTATTGAAAGTTTGATAGATCCAGGAACCTGGATTCTTTATATTTTTGACGATTCCCCTGACACTACACACGTTAGAGTGGCGGGATACATAGCTTCCACTGCAACGACAAACGCGACGGACTATCTCACCAATACTCCAATCACCGCTGGTAACAGGATAAACCTGACAAACGGAGACCCACTCAGCGTATCTGTTACATTTAATAGAGTAAGCTCTTCCAATGCGACGACGGTGGAAGCCACAACTACAGGTACTGCTTATCTCTATAGGGCAACCACCGCTGAAAACCCAGCTCAAGCCACTTTTTGGCTGTCTCCTTTGAATAATACTTCTCAATCCCTCCTCGACCTCGCGGGCCTTGATGGAAGCGGACAGTTTGATCTTACAACCTTTGGAGACAATAGTGGTGTAACCCCATCAGTCCCAGGCGGGCAGACCTCAGTGTCAAACATTTATAGAGTTTCAATTACTGTGAGCCAAAGTCCTCCGTTCGCATCATCGGCAACCATTGCTATGACCAACGCCGTGTTCTTAACAACAGTGTCATGAGTAGAATAATCAAACTTTCTTTTAAGGACGACTTCTCCACTTCGAACAATGCCAAGATTGCTTCAAAGCAGAGCAGGGGGTCTAATACAAACAACTTTACTCAGGCTACCACCTCAAAAAAGCCGACGATGAAGTCTGAAGGTAACGTTCACTCATCTCTTGCCCCAGGCCTTACTTCGGTTTCTTGTGATGGCTCTAACACGATGAGCCTTGCCTCTACACAAAGCATAAATCCAACATCCACCCCATATACAATTTTTGTGGCCTGGACTAACGGTGACTACACCAATGATACGTGGTTGGTTAGCGGGACGTCAAATGATGCCCACTGGGGGATTAAGGCTGGGGGTGCAGCCGTCATTTATGCAGCCGACGGAACCAAGGCTTCCGCTGCAGAAAGAGATTACCCCATAAATTCAACCGCCAACAGTACTACTTCTTATACTTTTGGATCAGATGTAGAGATGATTGCCATCGTGGTAGACGGAACGGGTGCACCAACTGTGTGTGACATCTACAACATCGACGGGGACAAGATCGCTGACGCCATAGCGGTAAACTCAAATGGTGTCACCGTTGCACTCCCCATTGATCATATCATCGGAAAAAGTGACGGAACGCTTGGATTGAATGGGGAACTTCTCGATATTGCGATTTTTAATGAAGCCTTTTCTGCTATTATGATTCAGAACTTCGGGAACAAAATAAAGCAGTACAAAGACTTTTAACTAAGTTGAATGGAAAATAATGAACGACAGTCATTTTTTGTGACTGGTTTGCCCCGTACTCGCGGGGCTTGGCTGGCTCATTACCTAAACACGATGTGTTGCTGTGAGCATGAGCCTGGATTACGTGTAATGGAAGGCACTATGCCTGGGGATCTGTGGCCTGGAATACTCTCGCCAATCGGTGGGGTTGACTCCAGCTTCTCGCTGTGGGCAAAAGACTTTTACAACGCATACGGTGATCGCCCAATAGTGATCATCAATAGAGAACCTCTTGAGGTTATTGAGTCACTGAAGGCTGAGTTTCCCAGCGGTGTAGGAGGGGCGCTCCCCTTTCAGTACGGAGATATTATTTCTCAGGCCCTTTTTGATTTAGAAGGTGTCCGAGCTCTCTTTACAAACGTGCTAGAGGTAGACTACGAGGACATTGACTCAAGGATTGAGGACATCGTCAAACACATAGGTTTAGGGTACAGGTTCGATCGTCAAAAGTTTGAGTACATGGATCGCTTTAAGATTGCGGTCCACCCGCTAAAGTATCAGCGTCTTCTAGACAGCGGTAATATGTCTGGACGAGAAGCCTTGCTTTTTGGGTAAGGGCATACCTGACCCTGTAGTTATACTTGGTTTCATCTCTAAACAGATGGTCTTCAAATGTGTCTGATGGGGTTAACCTGTCAAAGTGTTTGTATACGTAACCGTTGTTAACCAACTCGTATACAATACGTTCTCCTAATTTCTTTTTGTTGTATCCGTAGTCTTGTGCCGCGTATGACAATGTCCAGAACTCTAGATCGTAGGCCCACAGCATAAATTGCAGCTCCTTTTCAAAGATGTCGTATCTTCTGCAGAAGTCATTGGTGACGGACCTAAGGTGCTTTAGGTAGTTCTTTTTAACGTACCTTTGATTCAGTTTAGAGAAGTCTCGAAAGAGCTTCTTTTTTGACACGGAACTTTTAGGCATAATTGAGGTATGGAGAACTATGAAGATATGGAAGAAGAAGGCTTCTGGTACGAAATACAGGAGATTTCTGGAGCATTTCAAGAGATTGTACACAAGTATGGCATGCAGGATCGTGTCATTTCTGCCGTTGTGGTTGGCCTGCTTGAGACAATAACTGAAGATCAAAGCAACATGAAGGCTTTCTTCAACTACAACATGCAAACCATGGATGAGCTTGAAATCATCACCGACTTTATGAGAGATTCTTACACCCCGCCCGATAACGGTCCAGATTTAGATGACCTTTTGAATGGGTTGGGTATATCATTAAATTAAAATGGAAGGACTTATTAGAAAAATTATCATCGGGCGAGACCCGAAGGATGCCATGGCGTATTACGTCGGAATGAACGCTGGTAGAGGCAAAGTTAGCGCTATAGTAATGGATGAAAAGCACTTACATGTGCATGGAAAGAAGAGATATCTTGTATATTTGCAAGAGGAAGACGAGTCTCAGGTATTGTGGAAAGTCGTAGACGACATGCCATGCTTGCTTGAGTTCGATCTCAATTTCTAATTTAATGAAGACATTTAATCTCTTCGTCGTTGAACTTGAAAAGCAAATCAATGACACTATTAAAACTTCGTCGGGCCTGGAGCTCTATGTGGACAACCGATTCAACGAGTTTAAACATCGCGTTAATGCTGGTCCTTTGGTTGCTGTTCCTTTTAAGTATGACACTGGCGCACAACCAGGTGATACTTTGTTCTTTCATCACTTAGTAGTACTTAATGAGGGTCAAGTGCTTACTGATCATGAAAATCACTACCTTGTAAGGTATTGCGAACCAAGTGTTTCTGTAGTAAACAATCAAGCGATTGCTTACAAAGCAAAGGATACTGGAGAGATCCATCCTCTTGGAGGCTGGGTCGTGCTTTCGCCTGTCGAGGATCAACAAGAGCCCGATTCGGAAATCATTGAGGTAGTTAAGCTTAAGGAGGACCCCGTCACAAGGGGGGTGGTGTCATTTGAGTCTGAGAAAACCAAAGAGCTTGGCCTTAAGGTGGGAGACGTAGTGGGTTTTAAAAAGAACATGGACTACCGATTCAAAATTGACGATGTAGAGCACTATAGAGTTGATTACACTGATATCTACTATGTCGAAGAAGAAGTTCACAACGGTTGAAGCTGCACAGCGCCTCATGGTATCAATGGAGGTGGCCATCAACAACATGATTGACGAGGTTAAAAAGCCTGTCGATCCAGAGGCTGGGGGAGCTGCGAGAAAAGCAGAGCTTCAGTCAATCAAACAAACGGCTACGGATTGCAAGGAGCTAATCGTTGAAAGACAGCGGTTGGAGCAAATGATCAAAGACATTAGCACTAATGGATCAATCGAAGAAGCAAAAGACTACAGCGGAGGTTTCGCTGAAAGATTCTCTAAGTGATTGGAAAAAGATAGTATGGCAGTACAACAGAACAGACTTTAAGTTTTGGGAAGACTCCTGGAACGACGAGTTTGAGGACTAACCGCGAGTATCCCCTCAAGCTTATACCTTGTAGAAAGGGTAACTGGTCACATGTGGGTTCAAGTCCCACCTCGCGGACAAATTAAATACAATGGCAAAAAAACAAGCGTCAACCTACATTCAGAAGAAGAAGATCAAAAGAGCTGATATTCACTCTAAGACCAAGCACTCTAACAACAAGTCTTCTAAGCACTACTCTAAGAAGTACAGAGGTCAAGGCAGATAATCGTATATTTGTCTGGTGAAGAAGCGTGATTACAAAAAGGAGTACAGGAAGTACGGAAAGACTCGTGCAGCCAAGAAGTATCGCGCCGCCCTCAATAAATACAATAGAAAGAAAAAGACCTACGGAAATCGAGATGGCAAAGACGCCGCTCACTCTGGGTCAAAAATTAAAGGGTTTTTGAAAGCAAGCATTAACAGAGCCAACAACAGGCCAAAGAAGCGGAACAGCAAAAGCTAAGGCATGCGCCTGTAGCTCAGTTGGATAGAGCATCTGCCTTCTAAGCAGACGGTCACAGGTTCGAATCCTGTCAGGCGTACAATTAAATGAAAAAAATGTCTAGTGATGCGAATGATTTTATCGCAATTTGCCCCAACGGTACGAAAGGAGAAATTGTTCGAATCGGTGGGCTGGACATTGCACTTCCCGCTCAGCCCCCCAAGACGAAAATTGCTGGATATGGAAAGCCAAACCACCTGCAGCTGTGGAAAAGGGTTCCTATGCCTGAGGAAATGCTTCGGATTAAGAGTATGGATGAGTGGGCCGAGATGCCCCGCCCCTTCAGAGAAAAGTTTCGTCCGTATATCGAGGAGGAGTTTCGCCGTAGGCGTGAAGGCTTTTGGTTCTATAACGACGGTGTCCCTACATATATTACGGGCAGGCATTACATGATGCTTCAGTGGACCCGAATGGATATCGGGCATCCAGATTATTTAGAGTTTCAAAGAGAAATTTTTGTACATTTGTCTGCGTGTGAGGCGGACCCCCGATGTATCGGGCAGCTGTATACTAAATGTAGGCGGAGCGGATATACCAACATCTGCTCTGCTGTGCTTCTAGACGAAGCCACACAAGTCAAAGACAAGCTCTTGGGGATACAGTCAAAGACTGGTAAGGACGCCCAAGAGAATATATTCATGAAGAAGGTGGTGTACATGTTCAGACACTATCCCTTCTTCTTCAAACCTATTCAGGATGGAACGACCAATCCGCGCATGGAGCTGGCTTTTCGCGAGCCGTCTAAGAGAATCACGAAGAACAATAAGACTACGCAGACGGGCGAGGCTCTTAATACGGTCATAAACTGGAAAAATACCACCAACAACGCCTATGATGGAGAAAAGCTACATTTGCTCTATCTAGACGAAGCTGGTAAATGGGAAAGACCTACAGACATAAGGGACGCCTGGAGGATTCAACGGACTTGTTTGATCGTCGGGCGAAAAATCGTCGGAAAGGCAATGGTGGGAAGCACCGTCAATCCGATGGACAAGGGAGGAAAAGAGTACAAAGACCTCTGGAGGGATTCAGATCCAGACGAGAGGAACAAGAACGGAAGGACTAGGTCAGGACTCTACCGACTTTTTATTCCTGCCGACATGTCTCTTGAAGGCTTTTTTGATAAGCACGGGAGGGCCGTACACGAAGACCCTGAGTTGCCTGTTGAGGGCATTGATGGTGTGGACGTCGAAATAGGAGCCCGTAGTTACCTCAAAAACGAAAGAGAGGCCCTGAAGCACGACGCTTCTGAGATGAACGAGATCGTCAGGCAGTTTCCACTTACTACTGATGAGGCGTTTAGAGACAGTATTGAGGGCAGCATTTTTAATGTGGGAAAGATTTACGAGCAAATCCAGTACAACGACGAGTTGTTTCCAAATCCCGTTGTTGTCGGAAATTTTGTTTGGAAGAATGGACAGAAAGATACAGAGGTTGTCTTTACCCCAGACCCAAACGGCAGATTTCATGTTGCTTGGATGCCTCCCGCAGAGATAAGAAATCAAAAGAAGTTTCTGCGAAACAAGCGCATTGCACCTAATGCAGAGCTGGGGGTGGGCGGGGTTGACTCCTACGACCTCGACGCCACCGTCGATGGACGGGGGTCAAAGGGAGCGCTACACCTATACAACAAGTTTCACATGGAGCATCCATCGAACATGTTTGTGCTGGAGTATGCGTCCCGCCCGCCTTTGGCTAAGATTTTTTACGAGGATGTGCTGAAGGCTGCCGTGTTTTACGGATACCCTATACTTATAGAGAACAACAAGTATGGCATTGCAAGATACTTTGAATCAAGGGGTTATGATGGTTATCTTATGGATAGACCTAGACACCTTATGTCTACATCCGCAAGGGTAAATGTGAAGACAAAGGGTATACCGTCAAACTCTCAGGACGTTATTCAGGCTCATGCTCATGCTATTGAGGCTTACGTACACGATTATGTAGGGGCCAATCACGAAACTGGTGAAATTGGAAAGATGTATTTTAACAGAACCCTAGAGGACTGGATTGGATACAAAATTGACAATAGAACCAAGTTTGACCTTACGATTAGCGCTGGACTCTGTCTTCTTGCCGCTCAAAAGGTTAAACAGAAAAAGAAAGTGTCTGATTTTAAGGAGTCTAAGTTCTTCAGAAGGTACAAGTATAATTAACGTGATCGGCACATTTACTATATTTGCAAAAATGTATACCCACAAAGATGTACGGCAGCTCAACTAAAGCGTCCAAGTCCTTTCCAAACCCTCTCGCGTCGCAAGAAGAAAAGCTGAGTAAGGAGTATGGAATGGCCTACGCAAAGGCGATAGAGGCGCAGTGGAATGGATCTTCTCCAGACGACTCTGCCATCAATAGAAGAAATAAAGAGTTTCATACCAATAGAAAGTATGCAAATGGAACTCAAGACGTCGACATCTACAAGAGGCTTTTAAACACTCTTGACCCCAACAACAACGACGGAACTCTTTTGAACTTGGACTTTAGTCCAGTTCCTGTTCTTCCCAAGTTTGCCAAAATTGTGGCAAACAAAATTCTTTCTAGAAACCTCTACCCAAATGTTGAGGCAATAGATCCACTATCATCATCTTACAAGGATAGAGAAAAAAAGAAGCTTGAGGCTCTTGTAAACACAAGAGATGCGATGATGGAGCTTAAGCAGGAGACGGGAATGTTTATTGGGCCAGATCCAGAGGGAGTCCCAGAAAACATGGAGGAAGCAGAAATCTTTCTCAATGAAAACATAAAGGTTGATGCAGAAGTTGCCGCACAGCTTGCGACCCAGGCTACGTTGGCGTGGAACAACTTTTCCGACACAACATTTAGAAGAGCTGTAAACGACCTTGTGTCTTGCGGTATGTGCGTTGTAAAAAGAATAAATGATCCATCTCAGGGCATTTCTCTCAAGTACATTGATCCCAAGGACTTTGTTCACAGTTACACTGAGGACCCAAACTTTGAGGATATTAGTTATGCTGGAGCCGTAAGAAGAATTACGATATCCGAGCTCAAGCGCATGGCTGGTGACAAGCTTACAGAGGAGCAGTACAAAAAGGTTGCAGAAAAGTCTGCTTCTAGATACGGAAATGACTCAAGCGCACTCAGAAGAAGTCATTACGACAATCAATCTAGGAGGACGGTTTATGGCTACGATGAGTATGTCGTAGAGATTTTGGAATTTGAGTTTCTTTCTACAGACACTATGTTCTTTGAGGAGAAGGAAAACAGGTTCGGAAACACTGGGTTCTTCATGAAGGGCTACAACTACAAGCAAAGAACTGGGGGCGTTTTTGAAAGAGTTCCCCATTCGCTTGAGTTAACTAATGTTTATGGAGGGGTGTACGTCATGGGGTGCGGATACATGTTTGATTACGGCATGAAAACGAACATGCCAAGAAACATGTACGATTTGTCAAAGACAAACCTTTCTTACTCTGTGGTTGCTACGAACCTTGACAACATGGTTCCTAAATCCATGATCGGAAGCACCAAGGGGTTTGCCGACATGCTCCAGCTCACACACCTTAAGATTCAACAAGCAATCGCAAAGGCTAAGCCTGATGGATTGATTATTGATATTGAGGGTCTTGAAAATGTACAGCTCGGAAAGGGCGGAGAGCTTCAGCCATTGGAGCTTCATGACATTTACGAGCAAACAGGTGTCTTCTACTACAGAAGCAAAAACCCAGAGGGAGGCTTTCAAAACCCCCCGATCAGAGAGATAGGCAACAGCATTCGAAACATCAATGAGCTTGTAAACCTTTACAATCACTACCTGAGAATGATTCGGGATGTGACGGGCATCAACGAGGCTATGGATGCTTCGTCTCCGAAGGGAGATGCCTTGGTTGGTGTAAGGGAGCAGGCTATTGCCGCAGGAAACAACGCGATTTACGACATTACGAACGCATCTCTTTTGCTTTTCAAAAAGGTGTGCGAAGATCTCGTGAAGTGCCTTCAGGTGCTGCCTCGTGAATCGGTTCTCTTTCAAGCCTATGCCAACGCTATCGGCAACACCAACATGAACGTAATGAACTCGTTCTCAGACCTTTCTATGAGCAACTTTGGCGTTCTGATCAAAAAGGACATGGACGACAGAGAAAGACAGTTCCTGGAGCAGTCTATTCAAACCTCTCTTCAGCAGCAGGCTATCGACCTTGAGGACGCCATGGCCGTTAGGGAGCTCAAGGATGTTGAGCAGGCCGAAAAGTTGTTGTCACTTAGAAGAAAGAAAAAGAAACTAGACGCTCAAAAGCAGGCTCAACAAAACTCTCAGATGCAGGCTGAGCAGGCTCAAGCTGCAGCAAAACAGGCATCTGAAAGCAGACAGCAAGAGATTCAAATGGAGTCTCAGCTTGAGATGCAAAAGATC